TATAATACTTTACTCCAAGTTACGTTTCCATTTTCATCTTCTGTAGATACATCTACTACTCTGTGGTAACAGTTCATTACTCTTAAGTGAGCATTTGATACTGTTAATCCTTTCCATGTTAGTTCTCCTGTTAGTGCCATTTTTTTGTTTTTGTTAAATTACTTTATATTTAGTTTTACCATTTTCTTTATAGGCTAGTAAGCACCTGTTTCTATTATCAACTTCGTTTACATAACTGACGTGTACCCAGTTAGGGTTTTTGTCATCTCCAAACTCCCATATCATTTGATCGAAGTTTAAATTATCTTTAATCCAAGCGTACATCTCAGCGTTAGTCTTCTTACATCTAGTATCATCTATATCCATAGCTTGGCCTTTACAATGTTGTGATGATGAAGATCCTCCTATAGCTTTATTAAGCTCTTCGCCTCTATAAAAACTATTAATACGTATTGGTCCACCAACCCAATTTCTTAACGGTTCAAATACTTGCTCCGCTAATTCTTTCATGTTATTAAGATGAGTTTCAGTAGGTGTATTATCTAAACCTCTTCGCGTAGCTGTTATGCTATACACTCCTTCTTTATCGCTTATATGTTTACTTATCATTTTATTTATTTATCAGTCCCACTCAATTTCCATCGTACTAGTAAAGTACGTTGTTTTTCCACTTACACCTTTCATCATTGATATAATTATATCACCAGCAGCTATATCGCCATCTGTAAAAGAAGTTTGTTCTATAGCTACAGTTTTGTTGTTACCAGCAACTGTAAGAGTTTGCTCGTCTATAAGTACAGGTGACACAGAACTGCTACTACCAACAACAGGTCTATATCTAAATAAAGCTATATAAGTAGTACCAGATCCACTACCAGCAGCCCAACCTGTCCATTTTTTAACAGTACCAGCGTAAGGCATAACTTGACCAGCACATCTTAATAATAACGAAACAGCTGTAGCATTTGTACCGCTAGCTCCAGTACTAGTGTTGTGCTCAAACGGAGCATTATTATCTGTCATTATTTCTGCCATCTCATAATTTGTCCCATCATGAGTAGAGTAACCTTTAAAATCAAAAGTTTGTCTTTGTTTTAAGTATGTTGAAGAAATTGTACTACCTCTCCACTCACCAGAGCTTATCTGGCCAACAGTAGTTATCTCCAAAGAGTTTATATCTGTTTTGGTTGGATCTCCAGTATAACCAGCACCATTTGTTATAGCATTATTATTTAAAGATATATTAGCAGATCCATTAAACGAAACCCCAGCAATAGTACGAGCTGTCGCTAGTGTTGTAGCTGTTGCCGCATTACCAGTGCATGAACCTGAACTACCAGTTGTATTTTGGTTTAATGTTCCTACTCTAGCAGAAGCTAAAGTACCTGACGATATATTACTAGCGTTTATTGAATCAACACCACTACCATCACCAGTTATAGTACCACTAACATCTAAGTCGCCTTGCATGTTCATGGTTTTAGCAACCTCAATTGTCCCAGCGCTTCCATCTAAAGTTAAGTAAGCTGTTACTCCACCTGATCCGTCATCTGTCTGGAATATTATATCTTTATCGTTGGCATTATTTCTAAAATAAACATCGCCGGTATAATGATTGTGATAATTATTTGTACCATCGTGGTATATAGCCATGTCACCACCAGCTAAATTACCAAAAGTAGCCCTAACATTATCTCTAAAGTTTATATTTACATCCGCAACTGTTTGCCCTTCACCACCGTTTAACGTCAAATAAGCCGTTGTTCCACCGGAGCCATCGTCACATTTAAATACTATATCAGAATCGGTTACATTTTGGTGAAATTGCAAGCTACCAGTAACATTAGAAAGTTTAGTGTCTGCGCCATCATGATAAATCATAAAATCACTACTATCACCTAGTTTTATTCTATCACCATCACCCATATTTATATGCGATCCAACAGTTAGTTCGCCTGCAAAAGTTGCGTTATTATCACCAGCTATAGCAAGAGGAATAGAACTATCAGTATCGTTATAAACAAGAAAAGTACCATTGTTATTTATTATAGAGTAATCATCGTTACTATCTGTGTCAGCTAAGTAAATTCTTGGGTATGTCCCTTGAACATAAAACGAAGCGGCTGTTATGTGGTTGGTGCCAGCGGTAACATTTCCTGTAAACGTTCCGCCAGATAAAGGCATTTTAGTAGCTATACTATTTGTAACAGTTGTGCTAAAACTAGCGTCATCACCTAAAGCTGCGGCTAACTCGTTTAGTGTATTTAAAGTTCCAGGCGCTGAATCTACTATCGTAGCAACTTGAGCGTCAACATAAGCTGTTGTAGCTACTTTAGTTGAATTGTTACTTGCTGACTGTGTTGTAGCTGTTGTTGCTGTGTTTATCGTACCATTTAAATCACCAGAAAAAGTTGTAGCGGTTAATGTGTCTACTCCAGTTAAGTTACCAGATATATCAGCGTTACCGTTTATATCTAAACTAGCAGCACTTACTTCACCTGCAGTAGTTGTATCACCATTATAGCTAACTCTAAAAGCTTCCGCTAAACCAGTGCTATTACCTGATTCATCACTTCCAACAGGTGCGGTGTACACTACAAATGAACCTGCACCTTCTTTTGACATTTGGTTTGCGTCTGCATCAGGACCAACCTGAGCACCTATACGTACTTGCGGTGTATAGTTAGCGTTATCGTCAGTAAACTTAAAGTCTATAAAAGTTTGCTGTTGTGATATGTCATTACCAACATAATTGTCAAGTTCTAAAAACGTAGTACCAGTGCTACTACCTGACGTGCTTGTTGCCTTTGTTATTTCTGTAGTACCAGTTATAAGAGTTCCTGATATATTAGCGTTACCATTAATGTCCAACGAGGTACCTTTTACCTCGCCGTTAACATCAACGTTTGAATTAAATTTTTGCGTAGCCATTTATTAATCTATCTTGTTAATCAATATTATAACATCACCAGTTGCAGGTGCATCATTAAAAGTAACAGTCACAACAGAAGTTGAAGTTCTCACAACCTGTGCCATAACAGTTTCAAAAGAATTAGCATCGTACATCTGTACGTTTACGTCTCTAGTTGCTAAACCGTGTGATACAGCTATAGCAGTATTAGAACCATCACCAATTGCAGCTTTATAACTTCTTGCAGCTAAACCTGCAGGAGTTACAGCTCTTGATGAATCAGAACCAGCTAAAGCTTCAGCAGTTGTAGCAAGCTCAACTTTACCAGCAGCACTTGTAGATGCAGCATTTACAATCGCTGTTGCATTACCAGAAGAAAGTGTACCTACAGTTGTTATAGCTAAGCCATCAATATCAGATTTAGTTTGATCTGCAGTTGCACCTGACTCAATACCATCTAGCTTATCGTGATGTGCTGTAGTCATTACACCCGCAATAGTTCCAGATGCTTGTGCTATCACTACGTTATCACCATCAGAAGAGTTAATCGTTAACTGAGAAGCGTTTGTTGTTGATGATAAGTCAGTACTTACATTTGTATTCTTAGCAGTGTTAGCATCGATCTCAGCTAGAAGTGTATTAGCTAACTTATCTTCTGTTATAGCGTCATCAGCAATATATGCTGTAGCTATAGCAGTACCTTGCCAAACACCAGTTCCAATTGTTCCAACAGAAGTTAACGATGAACCAACTACAGTTGACTTAAGAGAGGTTCCAGTTAAAGTAGTAGCTGCAGCTGTTACCGTAATATTTGCACTACCATTAAACGATGTTCCGTTTATAGTTCTAGCCGTAGTTAATGTAGCTGCAGATCCAGTTGTGTTCTGGTTACCAGCGGAGTTTACACCAGGTAAATTAATATTAGCACTACCGTTAAAACTAACACCACCAATTGTTCTTGCTGTTGCTAGAGTGCTAGCTGAACTAGCATTTCCATCAACATCACCAGTTACATCACCAGTTAAATTACCAGTGAAACCATCAGAAGCTTTTATTGTTCCTCCCCATATATCCGCGTAAGCATAACCAGTACCAGATGTGTTAACAGTTGTAGTTGGTTCAGCTTGGTTGCCATCAAAGAAAATAAATGGATTACCAGTCGCACTTACATCTCTAAATACACCAGCGTATTTTGTTGTTGAACTTTCTACATACTTAGAATAAAACCCAGTATCTACAGCATCACCAGTGTTTCCACTAGCTAACTTTATTAAGGGATCTTCAACTGTTAGCGTCGCGGTGTTAACAGTGGTAGTATCACCAGATACTGTTAAGTCACCAGTTACCACTAAATCGTTACCTATTGTTACTACGTCACTACTATCACCAATTGTAACTGCGTTAGATCCAAAACCACCAGCTAATCTAGTTTTTAAGTTTGCTACAGATACATCAACATCTGTATTTGTAATAGCTCCAGTTGCTGCTCCTAAATATCCCCATTGCGCTGCAGATATTGTAGTTGTACCAATGTTTTCTATTTGAGCACCTTCAGCCGCTGTAATATTAGATATCTCAGTTACTTGAGAAGCAGCTATTGTTTTGTTGGTTAACGTTTGCGTTGCTGTTAACTGTACAATATTACTATTTGTAAGACTTGCAATTTTAGTAGCCGTAGCAGCATTACCAGTAGTATCTTGATTACCTTCAGTGTTTACACCTGGAAGGTCTATGTTAGCAGATCCATTAAATGATACACCACCTATAGTTCTTGCGGTTGTTAAAGTAGCCGCAGAGCCAGTAGTATTTTGGTTGAGAGTTGGAATTGCAGCCCAAGTCAAACCACCAGAGTTACCAGACTGTGCTGTTAAGTAATAACCATTAGTAGGTGAGTTAGAAATTTTAAGGTTAGCTTCATCTACAACATTGTTTGCTATAGTTAAAGATCCACTACCTGTTACTTCGCCAGTGTGAGTAGCATTAGTTGATTTAGCTGTGTTAGCTGTAACCGCATCAAATATTGTAGTTGACATAACACCAGAAACAGAAGTTGTAGCTACAGGTATCGTAGCATTAGTTCCATCTGACGATGCTATAGTTCTTGAACCAGTACTACTAGCTACAGATAAGTTTGTGCTTACGTTTGTTGATTTAGCAGTATTAGCGTCTATTTCAGCTAACAACGAATTTGCTAATTTATCTTCAGTTACACTATCGTCTGCTAATTGAGTTGTACCAACACCACCAGCTGTAATAGCTATATCATTAGCATTTGCCGTTATACCAGTACCACCAACAACGTTTAAAGTTGCATCACCAGAGGTAGCGCCACCAGTAAGACCAGCACCAGCAACAACCGACTCTATATCACCAGCTCCTGTAGCACCTAACTGAACCCATCCACTACCATTGTAAATATTCAAATCGTTAGTGTCGGTATCATAGTATATTTGACCATCAGCTGGATTTGATGGAGCCGTGCTTAAGTTTTGTATCACAGCGTTATTTAGACTGTTTTTGTCTAAATTTATATCCGCTAGATATTTAATTGTTGCCATATTGTTTTATTTATTTATTAGTTTTATTATTAGTTGAAGTAAGCTTTTCCCGCAAAAGAACTTCTAAATTTTATTGTAGCTTGGTTAACACTGTTGTATTCTATTTCTCCTATAACCACAGTATTAGCCGTGTCTACAACAGATACAGAACAGTACTTACCTAGATTATGAGTGATAACCCAAGTCGCAGAGGCCGAGCCTTGATCATGCACATAATTTGCATCACCAGTAAATACATTTGTTGTTTCCGTAGGAGGAGTTTGTATAAACCTAGCCATTGTTTTTAATTTTTAAGATATTATTACGTCTACAGCGGGTTCACCACTTCCAGACCCAAGTTTTGTTAGTTTAATAAACAAACCAAACTCATCGTTACTAAAATTTATTTCTTTTTCATCTAGTATTAAAGTGGTTTGAATTGGTATTTCTACTGTTTTAACTATATAAAACTTACCTAACAATTTTTTTTCAATATACAAGTCTACCGAGCACGCTATGCTAGCGTTTACGTTTGATAGTGATATTGATTTTACTTCTACACCATCACCCGCCGCTAATAACTGCTGAGTAATCTCACCGGATATGTTGTGGTGTCTAGATGCCATTTACTATTCGTAAAAACAAACGTATTCTAAAGTAGTTTCTGTAGTGTCACTGCAAGTGTATTCAATGTCTTTACCGCTACTTGTTGCGTCCCACGGTATAAACATCCAATCACCACCGTATAACCTACCTATTTCAGTGTCTTCTAGTAAAATTGTAACATACTTACTACCATCACCTCTATCGTTAATGTTTTTAATATATACTTTAGCTGATTTTTGAGCTGTAACATCACTACCCGCTCCAGCGTCAGTGTTTAGCAGTACTTCGTTGTTTCCAGTATTCGTCTTTTTTCTCGATAAGCCAGTAGTTTCTGTTAATCCAGTATCATTGCCCGCTTTAGTTAATGTAGCTGTGTTTGATATAGATATAACATTGTCCATCATGTCACTGCTAGCTAAAGTTATTGTTGCTGTTGTTGTTGCCATATTTTTTTTATTTATTTATGTTTTTAATTGCTCTTATGCGTCTGCAGATTCTGTTAATGTTTCTCCATCGTGAAATAAAGCATACTCTATTATAGCCGTACCTTCTTTAGCTTGTACTTCAACTGCAGAACCTGCAGTAGCGTTCAAGTGACAGCTCCAAGGAAAAAACGCCCAATCACCTGCGTATAACCTACCTATAACATCATCTTTAATTGATATTATAATATAGTGAGTATCATTTGTATTTTTGTTAGCTATATATACATAGTTAGATCCACCTGCTAGAGCTGCTGCTGAGTTAGGTATAATATCATACTGTTTAGCAGTTCCACCACCATAATCATCAATTGGTATTTCTAATCTTTCCATTCTAAATTCATCTAGACCTGTTGCTGTAGTGTTGTCTTTATAAAGAGTTGTTGTAGCCGACAACGACAAGTTGTCACTCAGTAAATCTGCACTATTAAGCGTAATTGTTGCTGTTGTTGTAGCCATAATTTTACTTTTTAATTGTTTTTGTTATTGTTTGATTAATTTTCTCTCTACGCTACCATCATTATAGATATAGAATAGAAGTTTGTTTTTACTTTCTTTTGATGGTCGACCTAGTAAATCAGTAACTCTTACTAACTCTTTTTTATCTACTCTTTTAACTAATGGTCCTGACCAAGTACCATCACAGTAGTTATAAGTTAATTGACATATTTCATCCCACTCGTTTTCACAACAGTAATCGTCTACCGATAACACCCAAGCATAACAAGGATCATTTAACCAATAAGGATTTCCTGGACCAGTAATACAACCAGCATTATATAAACAAGATAAAGAATCGCTAACGTTAGCACTAGGCTCGTAGCTATACGCCCCTGGATCCATGCAACCCACAACCACTTCGATACACGAGTTGTTATCCGTGTTAGCAAGTGAATTATAGTTAAGAGCCAAACTATCCATACACCCATAAACATAAGAGATACAACTAAAATCCTCCGTGTTCGCGGATGAGTTATAATTAAGCATAGAAGGATCCGTGCAGCCATATATGTAAGGTACACAAGAATTGTTATCAGCATTAGCTAGTGGGTTATAATTAAAAGCTGTAGTGTCAGTACAACCATAAACAAAAGGTTCGCAACCACCATCATCAGTGTTTGCTAGTTGATCGTAGTTAAACATTGTAGGATCTGTACAACCGTAAGCAAGTGCTATACACGTATCAGGAGTATTAGCATTAGGATTATAGTTAAAAGCTAAAGGCTGCATACAACCAGTAACAATAGCAATACACGAACCAGAGAGCTCTGTGTTTGCTAGTGGATTATAGTTAAATGCCGTTGAATCCATACACCCTAGTACAACCTCTATATTACATGATCCATCATCAAAGTCTGCTAAAGCATTATATTCAACGTATGTTGGGCTTGTACAACCTGGTACATAATAACAGCTTGTGTCTGATGTGTTAGCCGTGTCGTTATAGTTGACAGCCATAATATCTAGGCATCCAAATATTTTTTCTTCACAAGTATTACCACAATTAGTAATAAGAACGTAAGGTAGTAATGGCTGTATGAAAGGAGGTTGAATACTAATCATTGTATCTCCTTCTGGATTAATCAGAGTAAATCCACACTCTATAGTTGTTAGTTGTGCTAACGGGTCAATTGAAAATATAAATCTTATAGGATCTGGAGCTGTAAGTCCTACGTAGTGAATATCATTAAAAGTACCGTTGTGAGTAAAGTTGTAAGATGTGTCAGGGTGAACTAACTCTAAGTTTGAACCTACCCAACCATTACCCATTAAATCGTGTAGTATTAAAGTATACGTACAAGTATCAATAAGCTCCATTGTGTTAGCACTTGCATCGTAGTTAAACATAGTTGTATCTAAACAACCAAATATTTTAAATGTCTGACAGCTTCCGTCGTCTAAATTAGCAAATGGGTTCCACTCTACATAATCGTTGTCAGTACAACCTAATATAGGTGGACATGAATCAGAAGCAAATACATGTGTAGAATCATTACCAAAAGCAGGATCTGTACCATACACTAGAGTGTCATTACATTGCTTTACAAAATAAGAACCATCTTGTCCTTGCCATATAGCTCCGTTTAAACCATCTCCGTAAGAATCGTATATAGTAAAGTTTAATGGACCTTTAGGTATACATACTGGCACTATTATAGTAGCATAATCAGGACTACTACCATAACCACTTCCCGAGGCATATATAACACCATTTGTATCTGTTATCTCCCAAGAAGTTTCCGACTGGTATTGATCAAGGTTTATAATAACCTTAGCTGGCACACAAGGTGGTGGTGGGTTTGGTAAGCAAGGTCCTATATTAAAGTTAATAATCTCTGTAGCAAAACCATTACTAGGATTACATAAGAACTCTACTATAGTATCTTGGCAACCGTTCCATATTCTAAACGATCCAGCCATACTTGTTGATTGCCATCCATCACCATAACTATCTAGCAATACAGCTGAATAAGAACCAGCATCAGTCCACAAAGTATCGATGTAGTATTCAAATTGTGCTGTAGGCGTATGATACAATACAGTATCACCATTACCGTCCGTAATGTAAAACTCTGACTCCGTAGGGCCAAAACTATCATACTGAGCCTCAACTACTATATAAGAGTTTTGACTAAATATTGATAACGGTAATAATAGTAATAGTAGTTTTTTCATTTATTTTTTACCATATTTATTACCACAGTCGCAGTCGTTAACCCTTCTACCCGTACGGCTTGAAATTTTTGTACCTACTTTCTTACAGCCTTTCCAGCATTTAGAGTTTTTTGAGTTAGCACCTTTGAATGTGGTAGGTGAACTTTTAAATTGTTTAAAATCTTCCTTTTGTATGCCTGGCTCACCATTGTACATTGGATCCATTTTAGCTACTGGTGAGTTGCCAAAACCTGAAAAACCTTTCATTCTGTAGCAACTTCTCTTTTGTGTTGGTGCTTTTTTCATTTTAAATTTTGTTTTTAATATGTCTATACATTTGTTTTCCTAATTCAATACCGTTCTTACTATCGCTCTTATAGTGCGCATGTGCTATGTTTCTACTGTCAGATATGTTTTTAGCCGTTCGCATAAACGCAGAGCTTTTACCGTATTTATCTTTTAATACTGAAGCTATGAGCATGCCCTGCGCAGAGTGACCAGATGGGTATGAAGCTGTGTTCATTGAATCCATTTTAAAAAAACTTAAAGACTTATCTAATTCATAAGGTCTTGGTCTATTGTGATACTTCTTTAGTTTTAATATCACAGGTGCTGATTGTTTTATAAGTTTAGCGGCAATACTTTTATCGTAATCTTTTACACCTTGCTCGTCAGCTGTTTTTTTAAAAGCAGCTTCTATGTTGTCATATTTTTTAACAAATTCCTTACGTAGCGGTATTTTTTTTAACGCTTTAATTTCTTGATCGGTATCGAAACTATTATTACTAGGTGGTTTTATTTTTTTAAAAGTTGATACGTTAAAATCTTTTAACATCTCCATCTTCTTCTAGCCGCTCTACCTCTTTCACCTGTCCAACCTTTTGATCTAGCGCAAAATGATTTTCTTCTTTTAGCAGCTTTACTACCTTTTTTAACTTTTCCTGTTACAGCTGTTTTAAGCTTACTTCCAGGATTTCTACGTCTATACGCTTTAACTCCCTTAGAAGTCATCCCAGCACCTTCCTTTGTTGACCTGAAGTTACGTCCTTTGCCTTTAGTTGTTTTACGTAATCTTTTCTTTTCTAATGGTGAATCACAATTACAGTCACTACCACAACCGCAGCCTCCAGAAGACATAGTTATAAAAGGATTATTTTTTTGTGTGTAAGCCATAATTAAAAGTCACTCATTAATTGATTGTCTATTTCTTCTTGTACTTCTTTTCTTGTTGCTAGCATTTTAAAACTAAGATCGGCTTGAAACCTAGCAACTTCTACTCCATCTTTAAATATTATAATAGTAGGTATAACCGCTATTTTATGTTTAACCTGTAGATCAGGGCTAGTGCTTATGTCTACATATGATATAGTTTTACACTCTTTTAAATCTTGAACCCAAGCAACTCCATTTGCTTTGTTCCACCCTGCGTTAAACTGTGATACATGTATTTGACCGAATACTACATTAGATACTAACATGCAAATTATAACAAGCACATAAGCTCCAAACAATTTCCAAGTGGTATCTAATTTATCTATCATATAATTTATCTTCAATTTTTTCTAAAGACTTCTTAATTTCTTGCACGTCTTTTTGAGTATCTATAATAGTGTTACGAATCATTTGATCTTTCATATCAAATTCCATACGCGTAACCTCTGGTGAAGGAGGTGCTGGTAACTCTTTAGCTTCAGCGATATCTGCTTGTAAAGCAAACCACATGCCTATTATAGTTGCCATAGCAAAACCTATAGCTATTAAGCT